AGGTTATGTTCATGGGCCGACTTATATGAATTGTAAAGTGTTGCCTAGACATATAAAACAAGCTATAGTTGATAAGTATGATAGTTGGTATAAACAATTTGATACGCCAGGGTATGGTTTAGAAAGAATAATTGGTATAAAAGATTTTATGTTAAATGAAGATAAGTCTAGGCATTTTAAAGAGTTTAAAAGTTATATAGAAAAACTTGACTCTATAAGAGGTACTGACTTTAAGAAAACATTTCCGGAGTTGAATGCACTGATATGAAAAAAGATCATGTTATTGAATATGTAATGAAAGACAGGAGTGGTAATAATCACTCATTATTTTATTATCTTTATCCTACACCCTTTAGAAGCAAGTGGACTGAACTTGTAAATAAAAACCTCAGCAATCCTGAACATAGCATATATACATCTTTAATTAATTCTACTTTTGAGGAACTTCCTAAAATTACAACAGATTTAAAAGAGTGTTGTATGTGGCTTAATAAACAAGGGTATGGACCTAAGTTACCAGTATACAACACATTTGACATTCCAAAGTTAAATGAATTACATGAAATATTTGAACAATGGGGTACAGTGAAAGATCACAAAAAAGATCCTGATTTACATATTGCAGACCATTGGTTTTCTTTAAATGAAATGATACACCGGACTGAATTAGTATTAGATGCAGATCAATTTAAAACACATTTATCAATGCTTGGAGTTATTGATATACACCCACTGGGTTTACATAATGATCTTACAGAACAAGATAAGTTATTATTAACAACAGAATTTAAATGGGGTGAATTGTATTTAGGATACAATACACATGGTAAAGATTATATTAATATAATGTCAGGTAATGATATAAGAGCTATTGATAATGACGAAGTTAAACCTCAAATTAGATATGCAGCTGAGAGCTGGCAGTACTTTGCTAGGGATCAAATAACAGCACATGGAGGACAAACATTTAGTATATGGTATGAAACATTACCAGAAGCAACAAAGAAAAAAATACCATTAAATGACTTAACATTAGGAAGAATTATATTAGGTAAATTAATACCTCATATGACACCATCATGCATGGATGTTGATAAAAATCTTTTACATTGGGAGTCAGCAATGCATTCATGTAAGGATGTGTGGAATAAAATATATTATTCTACATTTGTAGATGTTGCTGAAATAAAATTTCATCAACTAATACCTGATGAAGTTGAAAACTTTGTTACAGAAAATAAGCAATATGCCTGGAGACCAGATCTGGAGACACAACCTGAAAATTTATTTGAAAGTGAATGGCCATGGGCTCCTGTTGATCCCTTTCCAAATTGGAATCAAAGAAGAGTAGAAGAAGAGCTGCAAAGAGTTGATTCGTTATTTGTACCACATAGAGCCAACGATAAGATTCATAGTTATTCGCATGAAGGTTGGAGTGCTCTAACACTTCATGGTATTAGTAGAGATAAAACTGAAGCCTTTGATCGTTATGGTTTTAAAACAGAAGAAGAAGCAAATTATCATTGGATAGAAAATATACCTTGCCCATATATTATAGACCTTATAAAGACGCTGCCTTTTAAATCATTTAGTAGAGTGAGAATAATGAAGGTAGCGCCATGCGGTTATATTATGCCACATAATGATACACCAGACGGTGGTGATTATAAGAGATTACTTGGCCCAATGAATATTGCTTTGACACAGCCTTTCGATTGTGAATTTGTTATGGAAGGTGTTGGTTTAATTCCATTTAGGCCAGGCAAAGGGTTCATACTTGATATAGGCCACAGACATTGTATAGTTAACAAGTCTAATAAGAATAGATATCATCTTATTATTCATGGTTTATATAATGATAATGCTAAGGAGATTATAAGATGAACATACCATCAAGAATGTGGACTATATATATTAGAGAGGACTGCAACTATTGTAATATGGCTAAGGCTGAAATGATTAGACTTGGCTTACCGTTTAGAATAGTAAAACAAAATGCAGCTTCAAAAAAAGAATTATGGGAAAAATTAAGTGGGCCTACTAGCTGGACATACCCTCAAATATTTAATGAGAAGGATGAAAGTATAGGCGGATTTAATGATTTATTAGATTACACAGAACAGATGGATTAAAAAAATGAGCGAAGTGAGTTTTGAGATTATCGATTCTAAAAAAGAAAGAGATAAAGGAATCGAAAAAAACGAATTAGATAGAAATGCAATGGGTGGCACAGAGCTAATGAAGTATGCTCTCTTTGATAAGCTGCCGAAAGATTTATTAGATAAGTTTCAGATTATACCTTCAAGGGTAAGAGAGATAGACCCTGATCGTATTCCAATATTATGGAATCATGATCTTGCTGGTGATCCTGAGACTACACATCTAAAAGATGTTAAAGCTGAAGACTTAAAGTTTAAAAAATTAGTTTTTGTTAGTCATTGGCAGCTCCAACAATTTAAAAATTATTTAAATGTGCCTTATGAGAAAAGTATAGTATTACAGAATGCAATTGATCCTATACCAGAACATAAGAAGCCTGATGATGTGATTAATATATGTTATCATACAACACCTCATAGAGGCCTGGAGCTTCTTGTTCCTACATTCAAAGAGTTGCACAAACAATTTTTTAGTAAGATGGATAAGCCTGTTCACCTCCATGTGTATTCTGACTTTGCTATCTATGGATGGCCAGAAAGAAATAAACCATATACAAAACTATTTGATGAGTGTAGGAACCATGAATTTATTACATATCACCACACTTTAAAAAACGAAGAGATGAAAAAAGAATTAGAGAATATGCACATCTTTGCGTACCCGTCTATTTGGCCTGAGACATCATGTATAGCACTCATAGAAGCTATGTCAGCTGGCCTACTATGTGTTCATAGTGCATATGCTGCTCTGCCAGAAACAGCAGCAAATTGGACTATGATGTATCCTATAACTGAGGATCATAAAGAGCATTGTAATAAATTTGCTGATAACTTACTTAGTGCTGTTAAGGTAGTTGATCAACAATTTATGCAAGATAGACTTAATATGCAACAAAGATATACTAATGGTTTCTACAGTTGGAATACAAGAGCTATGCAATGGGAAGCAATGTTGAAAGGAATATTAAACAATGAGTAGTGTACAAGAATGGGCAAAGAAAGAAGAAAAGTTAAAACAAACTTCAAGATTACAAGTCAATTTACATTCATGGGAAGAAGGAGATATACTTCATTATTATCAAGATATGATAATTATGTTTCAAACACTTAATGATGATGATATAGTTTTGTCAAATAAAAATAGAAGAATAATAGAAAATGCACATTTGTCATTTCAGAAGATATTTAACACGAAGAAAGCATAAATATTAGTATGCTTAAACCAACACCGACTACTATGTTAACAGGTCAGTTTGTAGCACAGCTATCTGTTATACCTATGATAATTTATGCTACTAGTTGGCAATGGATTATTTGTGTCTTAATATATTTTGGTATTATGACATTTGGTATTACTATGGGGTATCACCGTTATTGGTCTCATAGATATTTTACATGTAATAAGTTTTGGGAATATGTAATGTTATTCTTTGCTCATATAATGATGGTTGGTCCAGCAATAGCTTGGGCAGCACAACATATTGAACATCATAAGTTTGTTGATAGTCCAAAGGATCCACATTCACCTGCACATAAGGGGTATCTATATTGTTATTTTTTACAATCTTTAGAAAAACCTAAAATCAAATACGCACATCATCTCCTAAGAGATCGTACATGTAAATTACAATTTGATTATTATTGGGAGTTTCTTATATTATGGGGTATTGTATTATTTGTAATTGATCCGTTTGCATTAATTTATGCATGGTTAGCTCCTGCTGGCCTAGCTAAAATTATAGGATCGTTTATATTTACATATGGTCACCACAGTGGTCGACCACATAACAATATGCTATTAGGATTATTAACTTCTGGAGAAGGCTTTCATCAAGTTCACCATCAATACGAAGACAAAGTACAGTGGAGTAAACTTGATATTGGAGGCCAGATCATCAGGAGAATAGGTAATGTTACGTAAAAGAGATCTACCGGTATGTGTTCCACTTCCAGGTATTAAATTTAATATAGATAAAATGAAACGAGAGTATAAAACTCTTGATCATATGTTTCGTAATTTGTTTAAAGAGAACGAAGGTATCACTGATGCTCACAACCAAGAGTTTTTAAAAGATTTAAATTCTAATGAATTTTTAGAAGTAGCATTAACAGGATTAGATCCATCTATTGATAAAACAAACATCAATGATTACAAGCACGATTATAAATCAAAACATAATAAAATAAGTCATCCCGCTTTTGATGAAGGCAATTGGAACCATAAATTAGAACATTATAAAGGTAGCTACTTTGAACATGCTATTGAGAGTCAGTTTAAAGGTGAGGCAGTAAGAGTAAGAGTTCATAAGTTATTTCCAGGTAAAGAGATATCACCTCATATAGATTATGATCCATCCTACGCATGCCGTGTTATTATACCAATAGAAGGCACAGACGGTATTACTAATGTCTTCTGGGTGGGTAAAGAACGTCAAGAGTATAACCTACATGCTGATGGCTCAGCATACTTTTTAAATACTGGATACAAACATGCAGTATATCATAATGGAGATAAAGATAGAATAGCTCTTGTAGCTACATTTACTACACAAGAGGACTTTCAATCTATAGCGCTTAAAGGTATATAAAATGAGCTACGAATATAAGTTAAAATCAATATTATTGTTCAATCACATAATGCTAACTATTGGATTAGTATTTGCTAACCCAAGTTGGTTATGGTTATCACTTGTTGGTTGGATTATATTTGGTAGAGTAGGTGGTGAAATAGGTTTGCATAGATACCTATCACATAACAGTTTTAAAACAGGACCACTAAGAAGAAAGTTCCTAATTGTAATGAGTATTTTTAATTGTTTTGGTAGCCCTATATTTTGGTGTGGCACACACAGAAAACATCATCAAGCATCTGATGCTGAAGGTGATCCACACGGCCATCAATCAATGTGGAGAGTGTGGACTACATTTTGGAAACCATTTAATGTTGAAAGAAAATATGTTGCTGATTTAGTAAGAGATCCATTTATTAAATTAATACATCAAAACTATTTAAAAATATTAATTACAAGTTATATAATATTAGCTGTAATTGATTGGCGTATAGCTGTGTTCTTAATATCAGTACCTACAGTAATAACATTCCATAGTGCTGGTGCTGTTAACAGTATATGTCATAAATGGGGGTATAGATTGTTTAACACCTCAGATAAAAGCACAAACAATACATTTATAAACCTAATTACCCTAGGTTGTGGATTGCACAATACACACCATGCAAAACCTTATAGCTGGAATAATAAAGAGCGTTGGTATGAATTAGATTTACCAGCTTGGGTTATAAAAAACTTTCTTATTAAAACATGAAACCTATCCCCCCTCATAAAATAATACCTTATCAACCTCAATACAAAGGAGATGTTGAAAGGTTTAGAGAGTTGTCTTTTAAAGAAGGTAACAATTCGCTTGCTCATGATAAGTTTGAACTTGAAGGATTTATGGGACAAATATGGCTCATATATGTTGATGAAAAGTTAATTGGTCTTAGTGCCGTTGAAGCTAGTCACTATACAGGTGATCCTACAGTAGCTGCTCGTGTAGTTAGACTTCACGTATTAAAAGAATATAGATCTACTGCATTTGGTTTAGTTGTTATGCCACATCAATTGAGGTGGTGTAAGAAGAAGGGTTTTAAAATTATGTGGTGGTCTATAGATATAGACTTGAAAGCCTTGAATGCTGTATACCAGAAGAAACATTTTCCAGTATATGCACAACACAAAGATATGTGGGATGGCTGGTTCCAAGATTTAATATTTGATAAGAGAATGATATTTCAGGTTGATCCTAGATCAGACTTATTACAATTTGTATATTACTTTAAACTTGAAGATAAAAAATTTAAAAAAATAAAATGGGCTGATTGGGAAGATTGGAATGTAGAAGAAATAAAGTACGAATGGAGACCTAAGTCTAATATGTTTTATTATTACCACAACGGTGATACGGATCTAATTAAGCGTATGCGCCCGTTTTTGTCTGAGACTCCCATTGATCTCGCAACTTAACAAAACCATCTATCCAGTCGTCTCTCTTCTCTACAAACACTTGAGGCTCATCACTTTCAACAGCAATGATAGTTACTATCTGACTAACAGGTATCTTAAACATCTCTTCAAACATAACTGCATAAGCAGACTCTTGCATAAAGTAATTAGATATCCAGTCACGCTTCTTTCTTTTAGAAGATGTTTTAAAATCAATGATAGAAACTTTACCATCCCACATACCAACTAAATCAACTCTACCAGCTACTCTAAGATAGCTACTATATAAAGCTACTTCTAAACCATACACTTCTTGTAGGCGTATATCTAATATAGGTTTAATCTGTTTAAATAAGAAATGGTTGATTGGATCTATAGTTCCATAATCTAACTCTACGTTGTTTAGATAGTCCTCACATAACTTATGAACCTTAGTACCTCTTCTAGCAGCCGTACCAGCTATTCTATTAGCCTCAGCTTCACCAACTCTTTTCCTCCACGCTACAATGCCATCTTTAATAGCAAGCGAGGTCACTGTAGTTACAGATGGATACTTTTCTCCATTAGGTATAACATAATGCCTTTTACCATTTAAGTTAACAGTACTAAGTTCATTAAATTCCAAATCTTCTTTATGAGGAAACATTATGATGGATCGCCATCTGGATCAAATGTAGCTTTCTTATGATGATGCTTAATATTTCTAAGTACATCTTTAAAGTTATCATCAGACTTTCTAGCGCCAGCAACACCTGAAACTATCCTAGGCATTTCTAGTACTTGTGTAAGATTAGGATTATCTTTCAAGAACTTCTCTCTAGCATCCATCTTCATCATTTCTTCATGAACTTCACCAGTCTTATTATTTCTAAAACAATAAGTCGGCATATTACAGTCCTAAGTCTGGGAAAGCTTTTTGAACAACAGCTTTGCTCACACCTTTAATATTTCTTTCTTTCATTTGAATAACTAACTCTGCATCAGCTGGTTCAATTGATTCAAGAATTTGTACAAATAAAGATTCACGTTTCATTGGTATAATTTTAGCTTGAACAGGTACCCCATCATTTGCAATAAAGTATGAAAAATTTTTCAACTCAATTATTAATCTACCTTCGCTATCAGTATCCTCATCAAGAGGTCTGTATGGAGGTGTCCCGGGTGGCAGTAACCATGAAATGTGGGGGTTGTATGCTAGTTGGAATATACCACTTAGATGATCTTTTGTAGCTTGTGGTAGAGCTTGTAGTGCTTCTACTTTTAGCGTTGTATTTTTTGTCTTACGGGCTTCTGATAAGGCCTCAGCCATGCCTATTGTATTTCCACTCATTTTTAAAACTCGCTTATATCTTCCATTAAATGTTTCAGTTTATGCGTAATAAAATAGTTAAACAT